ACTTTGTATGCGATCTGGGGTGCAAAGGGACTGGTCTACATTGGCAATGAAGCCTATCAAATCTATATCGGTAACGGTTCCAGTTGGGATCTGTATGCCCCTTATGTGGGCAACGGAACTGACTGGGACCTTTGCAGTTAATTACACAAGGAGGAAAGCCCGATGGATATTACTACCCTTGCGGCAACGATCACTGCTCTTAGCGTCGTATTTGGTGCTGTCTTTGCCGTGCACAAATGGTTCTTGAAGCAGGAGAAACAGGACAATGACATCAAGGCCATTAAGGAAGAGCAGACCATTCTGACCCAAGGCGTGCTGGCATGCCTAATGGGTTTGAAGGAGCAGGGCTGCAATGGCCCTGTCACAGAAGCCATTGACAAGATCGAAACCTATCTCAACGAAAAAGCACATAAGTAAAAGGAGGAACAATCATGTACGGATTCAATGAAATCACCACTATCCCTGCACTGGCAGCAATTGTGTACACCATCATCGACATCGCAAAGACCGCGCTGGGCGGTGATGATAAGTTCAAGCGTTTCATCCCTCTGATCGCCTGCGTCCTGGGCGCGATCTGTGGTGTGGTCGCTTTCTACTTTGTTCCCGGCGTCATGGAAACCCAGAATCTGCTCGTGGCGATTGTCCTGGGTGCCGCAAGTGGACTGTCCGCAACTGGTACCAATCAGGTAGTGAAGCAGCTGACACACAATGGTACGAAAGAAGTAGGTGACCAGTAATGGCATATACCAACAGCCCCCTGGTTGCTTTTACGAAGATCAGCCCCAATCAATCCGGTCAGCGGAACCATCCCATTGACCGGATCACTCCGCACTGTGTTGTAGGCCAGTGCAGTGCGGAGAGCCTGGGTGCTTTATTTGCAGACCCCGTTCGGCAGGCATCTTCCAACTACGGCATCGACAAGGATGGTCGTGTTGGTATGTACTGCCCGGAGTCCAACCGTAGCTGGTGCACATCAAACAGAGACAACGACCAAAGAGCGATTACCATTGAGTGCGCCTCTGATACCAAACACCCCTATGCTATGTATGATGTAGTGTATGAGTCTCTTGTTGAACTCTGCACGGACATCTGCCGAAGAAACGGAAAGAATAAACTGCTGTGGTATTCTGACAAGGCAACAGCCCTGGCTTATGAGCCCGCCGCAAATGAGATGCTCCTTACTGTACATAGGTGGTTCGCAAATAAGAGTTGCCCCGGCGACTGGCTGTTCTCTCGTTTGGGGGATGTGGCGGCAAGGGTAACTGCGGCTCTGGGTGCGACCTCTAAACCGGAGGCGGACACCAGCGTTAGCCCTATCCCTGAAAGTAAGCCGCAACCTGAAGTTGAATATCCGGAGCAGTTGACCGACGGCCTGTACCGCGTCCGTAAAAATTGGTCTGATGGCAATCGTGGCCAGATCGGAGCGTACCGGATTCTGACAAACGCCAAAAGACAAGCAGATCGTAATCCTGGATACAGTGTGTTTGCTGATGACGGTACGCCCGTTTATCCGGTTGGGGAAACCAAACCCGAGAAGGAAGAGCCGAAAAAAGAGGATAATTACCGCGTCCATACAGTCGTTCGCGGTGACACCCTTTATGAGATCGCAAAGGCGTATCTGAATGACGGTAGCCGTTATCGGGAGATCAAGACCCTGAATGAGCTGACGTCCAATACCATCTATGTTGGTATGAAACTGAAAATCCCTAACTAATTCATTGAGCCCACTGAGCCTAGATGCTTGGTGGGCTTTTATTTTTTACCCTGTTAAAATAAACAGTCCGGTTTATAGGACTAATCATTTTATATTATGTACCTGTCAAAGGAAAGGAGTGACATGAGTGGTAACCTATAGCATAAAAAGCAGTGAGAGGATTTTTCATCTGCCTCATTGCAAGATTGGGCAGCGTATTCGTAAGGAGTATAGACAGCAGTTTTTTACCCAGGAGGAGGCCCGCGTGAGCGGTTACAGGGCGTGCAATTGCTGCTCTCAGATGGGAATGAAACTGCGAAGAGAGCAGAAGGCTGTAGGCCAATTCTGTCAAGAGAATGGTGTTTCCGTTTATTTGGAAGACGGCCAGTTGCATGTGCTGACGCCCTATAGTAAATGGCGAATTATCGAAAATGGCAAAGCCAATAAGCTCTTTCTCTACCACAAAAATAAGTTTTCAAAACCAGAGAAGAGACCTAGCATCGTTCTTGGGTACCACTCCCAGGCAGCTCGTAGTAGCACCATCGTAGGTTATCTAAAATACATTGTCGAGCATGACGAGTACTGGCGGCGTGAACGGGAGCGCAACAAGAAAAAGGCTACCAGTAAGCAGGAGCTTCGCCGGAGCACCCGGTCTTTTCAGAGAGGCGCTACAAACCGTAGCTACAGCGCAAACCAGCTGTATTCTATCCTCAACAATTTAGACTTGTAAAAAGCACAACACAAAGGAGTAGTATCACTATGAATAATTTTGAAGCGATCAAAGCGATGAATGAAAAACAAATGGAGACTTTTCTTGCACATGTTTTTAGTACAGGATTGAACCTGGGCCTCTACGCAGTTCGCCAAGAAGAGTGCGATTTTGATGAACTTACCACGGGCTGCTATGACTATGCATGGTTGGTGTCTGAGGCTGAACCAGGTACACGGCTGGTGTTTGATGTGGACGGTGAGCCCTTTATGCCCCAGGCCCTGGTCAATGCGATCCGCATGAACGCAGGTATTTCAGAAGAAGATTGGGAGGCGGCTGCTGCCGAAATAGAGGCAGAGTCTGGTATTCAACTGAAATTCTCCATTAAGGTTGGTGCATCGGATGATGATCTGGATCTGGAAGATTTGACGCTCCCAGAGTTACAGACCCTGTTAGAAGATTTGAACGACAAGTTGGATGACCTCCAATCTGAAGAGCCCGAGGACGAAGACAGCGATGACTACGAGGAGTGGGAAGAGGCTGTTGATCGTCTGGAGGATCAGATCGATCAGGTAGAAGATGCTATCGAGGATTTTGAGGAGTAAAACAAAGCATACCATATTTGTTAAGGACAAAGATGTCCCTAGCAAATAACGATGAAAGCCCACTGAGCAATTTCGCTCGGTGGGCTTTTTTTGCATTTCCGGGCTTTACAGCTTAATCTTCTCGCCGGAAAGGATGTCCACCACCGTGGCTCCGGGGCCGAATGCTGCCCGCATCTGGGCCAGTTCCTCGGTGCTGCGGCTGCGCTTGGTGGTCCGGTAAGCTGCCAGCTCCTGGGCAACTTCGGTGTCTCTGGCGGCGGTAGTGGCTTTGGTGTCGACCTTGTCGGTAACCAGGGCCAGCTTCTCCAGCATGTCCGCCATCAGAATTCGACCGATGCAGTTCCGGGCGATTCCGTTCTCGTCGATGGTGATCTTGCCTGCGTCCAGATCCGCCTTGACCCGCTCCAGTTCCTTCTCAGCCTCTGCCTTCCAATAAGCGCCCAGGCTACCGTTCAGTTCTCTTTCGAATCTAGTCATTATGTTTTCCTCCTTAGATTGGGTGGTTTTCCCTTGTTGTAGTACACATATTCGCTCTAAAGAGGTGAAATAGCAAGATAATTCTGCTTCATAAATTACACAATCATTCTGTCTAGCAGTTGTGTGTTTTGGTGTGTTTTCATTGAAAATATCGCCGCCTGTAAAATTTTTCTGCCTATACCCGGTTAACAAACCTGCCTTTTTTACCTGTATACCGAGGGAGTCTATGCACCCCCTCAGGAAGGAGGGGCGCTATGACAGATTCTGAACGTATGCAGATTGTGGAGTTGCAGGCAGCAGGATTGGGATACCGGCGAATCGCAAATATTCTGGGGCTCCCTATGAATAGTGTAAAGACGTTTTGCCGTCGTAACCCCGAAGGCAAAAGAGAAAAAAAGAAGTGCCTACATTGCGGGAAGACTTTGGAGCAGACGCCGAAGAAGAAGGAAAAGAGGTATTGCTCAGATCAGTGCAGAATGGCTTGGTGGGCGGCGCACAGAGGCGAGTTGAAAAAGAAAGTCTTTCATCAGCTTGTATGTCAATACTGCGGAAAATCATTTGAACGATACGGAAAGCCTCACCAAAAGTATTGTTCCAGAGGCTGTTATGACCTGGCTAGATCAAAGGAGGGAAACCATGAATGAGGAGCTGAGAGCGCGCATTGAGCGCTATCGAGTTACTATGTCGGTGGCAAAAGAAATGCGTGAAAAAGGAATTATTTCTGAGGATGAATACGTAAAAATTGATACAATTATGGCCAAAAAATACGGGTTATCATCGTCTACTATTTTCAAATAAATAACTCGCTATTGTGGCGGACTAGAGGTAATATGTCCACTACCAAAGGGGGGTGAGATGATGGGACGAGTTATTACGCAGAGAAGTTTTCCAATCCCGATCATACCGAAACGGAAGCGCGTAGCTGCTTACGCACGAGTATCTTCCGGAAAGGACGCGATGCTTCATTCCCTTTCTGCGCAGGTGAGCTTCTACAGTGAGCTGATCCAAAAACAGAACGAATGGGAGTACGCTGGCGTTTATGCAGATGAAGCCTTGACAGGCACGAAAGATACCAGAGAGAATTTTCAAAGGATGATCGCTGACTGTAGATCGGGAAAAATCGACATGGTGATTACAAAGTCCATATCCCGGTTTGCTAGAAATACGGTGACGCTGCTGGACACGGTCCGCGAGCTCAAACAGTTGGGTGTTGATGTTTATTTCGAAGAACAGAATATCCACACCATGAGCGCCGATGGTGAGCTACTGCTGACGATCCTGGCATCTTATGCGCAGGAGGAAAGCAGATCCGCGAGTGAAAACCAGAAATGGAGAGTCCGCATGAATTTTAAGGCGGGCCTGCCCTGGACAGGAACCCTGTTGGGCTACCGGAAAGAGGAAGGCGTGTTCACGCCGAATGAAGAAGAGGCTGCGGTGGTACGGATGATATTTCACTACTACCTTAGCGGCCTTGGATACAGCGCAATCGCCAAGAAGCTGAATGCACAGGGTATACATACCCGGTTCGGCAATGAGTGGGATTACAACAGTCTCGTAAAACTGATTAGAAATTACACTTACACAGGGAACCTGATCCTGCAAAAGACTTTCGTAGAGAACCACATTACAAAGAAACAACGCATCAACACGGGGCAATTGCCAAAGTACCATGTAGAAAACGCTCACGAAGCGATTATTCCGCTTGAAGAGTTTAATGAAGTTCAGGAGGAACGCAAAGCACGGGCAATGCACTATGGCAATCCCAGTGGAAAATATTCAAAATACCCATTCACAAGCAAGTTGGTGTGCAAAGGGTGTGGCAAGCATTACCGCCGCAAAACCGTTGCAAAGGGACCAGTATGGATTTGCTCGACGTTTAACACAAAAGGAAAATCCTTCTGCCCAACTTCAAAACAGATTCCTGAAGGGAACTTGATGCAGGTGTGTGCGGCGGTCTTGAAAGCCCCAGGCTTTGACGCAGCTGCTTTTGAGAAGCAGGTGAAAGAGATTCAGGTTGGGCAAAACAATGCTTTAACGTTCGTTATGCACGACGGAAAGACGGTGGAAACAACCTGGCAGAGCAGCTCCCGCGCAGATAGCTGGGATGATGAAAAACGAGAAGCGGCAAGGCAGGCAGCGTTGCTGCAAGAACCACTTAGCAGGGGCAGCAATGGAAGGTTTCAAAAGAGAGAAAGCGAAGGGTGAATGACATGGCAAGAGCAACTAGGCAAGTAACGGTTATTCCGTCGACGGTCAACCTCATAACGCATCAGCCGGAGCTGGTTCAAAGAAAGCGCAGGGTGGCGGGCTACGCGAGAGTTTCCACTGAAAGCGATGAACAGTTTACCAGCTATGAGGCACAGATTGATTATTACACGCAGTACATCACGAGCCATGCTGAATGGGAGTTCGTCAAGGTATACACCGACGAAGGCATCTCCGGTACCAGCACTAAGCGCCGCGAAGGATTCAACCTCATGGTTGATGATGCTTTGGCGGGTAAGATTGACCTGATCGTAACGAAGTCGGTCAGCCGTTTTGCGAGAAATACGGTAGACAGCTTAACAACGGTGCGCCGCCTGAAAGACGCTGGTGTAGTCGTGTATTTTGAAAAGGAAAATATCTGGACGGACGATAGCAAGGGTGAGCTGCTGATCACCATTATGTCCAGCCTTGCCCAGGAAGAGAGCAGATCCATTTCAGAGAACGTAACGTGGGGTAAAAGAAAACGCTTTGCAGATGGAAAAGTCAGCCTTCCATATAAGAATTTCCTGGGTTATCGGAAGGGTCCTGACGATCTACCCGAGATTATCCCAGAGGAGGCAGCGCTGGTTCAAAGAATTTATACACTGTTTATGAGTGGTAAGACGGTTTGTGGTATCGCGAAGATTCTGACGGAGGAAGGGATACCAACCCCCTCAGGCAAAACCAAATGGCCCACATCAACGATTGAGAGTATTTTGACCAATGAAAAGTACAAAGGAGATGCGCTTCTTCAGAAAAGCTATACCGTTGATTTCTTAACGAAAAAGCAGAAGATCAATCAGGGAGAAGTCCCACAGTATTATGTGGAAAACAGCCATCCGGGGATTATTAGGCCAGACGAATTTGAAGCGGTACAGGCAGAATTTCAGCGTAGGAGAACACTGGGGCGCAAGTATAGCGGTCAAAGTGTAATCGCGGCTCGCATTGTATGCGGCGACTGCGGTGACTTCTACGGGCCTAAAGTGTGGCACTCGAACACGAAATACCGCCGCGTGGTGTGGCGCTGCAACAGCAAGTTTAACAAGGAACAGAAGTGCTCAACACCTACATTGGACGAGGAGGATGTGAAAGCCAGATTCCTAACTGCGTATAATTCCCTTATCAAAGACAGAGAGGCAGTGCTTGAAGATACGAGGATTATTCAGAGGGCGCTAACAGATTGCACCCAAATAGACCAGGAAATGGTGGCCCTGGAAGAGGAGCTTACGGTTGTTGCAGAGATGGTGAGAAAGTGCATTTCAGAGAATGCAAGCTCTGTGCTGAATCAGGCGGACTACACTGTCCGGTATCAAAGCCTCATGCGGCGTTACGAAAAGGCCGCACAGCGCCACAAGGAGCTCCAGGAGCAGCGCGAAGAGAAAAACAACAAAGCCATTCTGATCGGCGGCTTTATGTTTGAATTGATGGAGCGGGATCAGGCGGTCGAGGAATTTGACGATCATCTTTGGCTGGTTACGATTGATAAGGTTACTGCCTACCACGATGGACGCATGGTGTTCAAATTTCAGAATGGCCTCGAGGTTTCTGCATAGCACCAACATAATAGGGTAAATGGCAAGAGGAGTAATTACCTCTTGCTATGTTTTTTGCCCATTCCCGTGCATGGCTACTGAGGCTGAACATGTGGTCTCTGAAAAACAGAAAACCGATTTCTGGCTGAATGTCGCTGATCGGTTCTGCGTTTTTCATGAAGTCCTCAAATGTGCTGCCGATCCGCGTGATGTCGTGGGCCATTATCAGATCAACATTTCCCGCACGACAGTCATTCAGAAGTCGCTGATAACATATCATCCTGGAGCGATTTTGCGTAGATACACCGAAGTCCTGGTAAACCTTGTGGATTGAAAATCTACGGTCGCGATTAACTGCGGCCTGCATCCATTTTACATGGTTCCGCGCGATGCTTTCCTGTCCGTCCACCATTGACATTCTGGAGTAGATGGCCACCCTGAATTGTCCGGTGTGATTCAGTCGTGATTCGCTCAGTTTTTCAGCAACAAGATCCCAATTTAGCATTCGCTCACAGCCCCCTCAGTTACACGATTCATCATTACATGAAACCGATGCTCCAGGTTGTTTTCCAGCATTTCCTCAAAGGTTACTGGTGCGAAGCCGTTGATGTCTGCACCCGCGTTCAGCATTAGTGGATTCTGCTCAATCAATGGCCAATACTCCATTCTCGTGTCATCGTGGATATGTCCGTACACCATGTAGCCACCATGATTGGAGAAAGGCCAGGACATCATCGGATAATGGCAGAGGGTGAGCTTCCGCTGCCCATCAATCATATAGCGCATCATTTCCACGCTCTCAAACCAATCCTCCAGATTAACCTTCTTCATCCACGCCTTATCGTGGTTTCCCACCACCAGATGTTTCTTGCCTTTCAGAACAGAAAGGTAGTCCTCTGGGGGGCGTTTGCTTCGGAAGATGAAGTCCCCGAGGATATAGACTGTGTCATTGTTGGATACTTTTTCATTCCATTTACTAATCAGGAAATCATCCATTTCATCAGCACTTTGAAATGGCCGGTTGCAGTGCTTGATGATATTCGCATGACCCAGGTGAAGGTCAGAGGTAAAGTAGATCATGAATTTCCCTCCCGATAAGAGCGGCACGCCGCCTGGATCGCTTCGATCTCCGACTCTGTGTAGAGCATGCCGAATCGTTCAAAATAGTCCTCCCAGTCGAATACCAGGAAATCCTTCCCGTTGTTCATGTGGATGATAACCGGGCTGTTGCCTTCATCGATCAGCTGGAATACATCATCCATGCGATTCTTCAGTTCACGTTCTTGAAACTGCGGTATCTTTTCTAGTTCTAAACGCCCGCTCATTTGAAACACCTCTTTCTGCTCGTAGCAAGCGGAGAATCCCTCAATGAAACCGCGTTTGTGGGCGGATCGCATACCGGCTAGGAAGTCGGTACGCTCCATGACCAGCGATAGTTTGGGGCTGGGGGCTTCGTATTGAGGCATGTGAGTCCAACCTTTGATCTCGTCTTCGGCTCGGAACTCACCGTTTACCACCACACACCTTCGTCACTCATGTACCCTTCGTGGACCTGCGGCAAGGGAGCCTCTCCGGGCATGTAAACGAGGACAGAAACAAACGGATCGGGTGGGTATTCCTGGGGAGAAAACCAATTCATCTTCATTTTCCTCCCGGATTGCTCTTCTGATGGCCACTACCAGTTTGCATCATGGACGATGGTTTTGTCGTTGGGCTCCATGGGATCGTTGAAATAGAACGCTTTTATGCCCTTACATCCGACCCAATATGCATAGCTATCCTCGTATCTGTCATGAACCATGGCAGCGGGTACAGCAATGATACACGGTACTCTGCATTTCACCATATCGTCCTTGCAAAAACGGCAGTTGACAACACCATCGCACGGTTCCAGAACCATCACATCAAAGGGGAAAGCAATGTCAGCGTGGCCTTTGATGTATTCTTTGTAGACGGTTCCGGCGTTGCAGTCATAGGGAGCATCATCCCAATCGTCCCCGCAATAATCTGTGCAGTCATCATCACCCAAATAGAACCGCACTACATTTCCTTCACGATCCCAATCAATTATTTTCATCTCATTCCTCCAGTCCAACGAAGGACAATCCATAGATGTCCCCAATCCCGCGAACAGCCCAGGCCATGAGCACGCATAATTCTTCTACGTTTTCTTCACTCAGAGAATGTAGGTATATTTTTTGCTCCTCTTCGGTCAAATCTGTAAAACAGCGTTTGACCGTTTTGCTATCGCGCACTACATCAATGTACACGCTGTCAAGCCAGCGGAGCTGGGGGTAATCCGTTTTCTTGTCTCGTTCCATTTTCTATTGTCTCCTTTTGGCCCAACCACAAGATCACATTTTCTAGGCAGTATTCTTCGGATACTTCGTCTTCGGGAATACCACAGATGTAATGCTTTGCGCAGCAATCGCATAGAGTCCGCATACCGTATAGCCAGTTTGCCATTTCAAGTGGGCTCATTCTGCGAATCCGATCGTAGTTTGTTTTCAATTCAGGGCCATTTGCAACGGGGTTATTCGGCATTAACAAAATCCTCCTGTTCATTCGGGTAGTAAGAAAGGCGAATTTCGCTTAATTTGTAGTAGTCGACGTGCGCATGATCCTCTTTCAAATCCTCCATGCTCTCAAATACCTGGGCGATACCAAGTAGAAAGTCATTGTCGGGCAGGGGGATGACCTCGCGCACTACACCAAAGTTTGCATAGTTACTCTCATACTGGCATTCGTCTGTGAATCGTTGTTCCTGCTCGTAGGGGGTGAACATTTTTTTGTACACCCAGTAACGGAAAACACGATCCTGATTTTTCTGGATGAACTCAGCAAAGCCGCCATAGACAGTTAGTTTATCAAGCTCATTTCCAATCCTCGAACTTTTCAAAATACCACTCTTCCTTCTTCTTCAGTTCCGCAAGAATATCCGTCACATCACATTCGCTATACTCGCCGACAGCCTTAGTAAACCCCACGATCATAGGGCCGGAGAGTATTTCATCATAACCTTCATACCAGGTACGCCCTCCATCTTCCTCTACGGGTTTAATTTCATCTTTGTACGATACAAAAAGCAAATCGTCCTTGTAGAGATGGTCAAACGAATAGTTGGGGAGGTACACAAGATCCTTCACGCCTTTGGCTGATATGAAACCATAAGATTTATACATGTAGCCGTTTACATACCATTCCGGCAGATCCTGCTCATAGATTTTTGTTCGGTACCTGCCATATGCTAGAAGGTGTTTTTCGGGGTCAGGGTTATCTTCTCTGTATCGCTTACCAATTGGGTGGTTCATGTAGAAACGTGCGGTTGCTCGTTTTCTTGCTTTGGGATCAAAGTAGTCTTTCAGAACGTAGATGCTATTTTTCGTTTTGACGGTGTGTGTTTGCTCTTTTTTGTTTTGCGTGTACTCTATAACCCTGGTTGTGGTTAGCCGGAGTACATTGTCGCTGGGGTAGTGGATTTCTATCCGGCAGCCTTCTTCAATGAGCGGAACATAGCCAACAAAACCTTCCAGACCTTCATGGGCACTGGTGGTTTTTTTCTTTCCGTTCAGATCAGTTACTGATACAACGATCATCAACTTTCTACATCTGTCCATTAGCCATCTCCAAATATGTCATCACAAAACCGAGAGAAATCTACATCTCGTTTGGCGGGAAAGCCTTCCTTATCCAGTAGGAGGTCCTTTTTCCTAGAGAAACGCTTTTCCTCAACGAGTAGTGAGTTTGAAGCCAAGGTTCCGCTTTTTTCAATGATGTGAGGGAATCCCCAGAACGCGCCATCCAACGGGGTCCACTCATCCCGCAATCCCTGGTAACAAAGGTTCTCAAACAAAGCGGATACACAGCGCGCATAGTACCCTTCAGCAGCGAACCAGAAATGCTGAGCCTCCACGGCATCGCACCGCATTGTGTATGGCCATTGCCACGTGTTCAAATGTTCCCATTGATAGTTGTCAAGCCTTTGGGTCATCATGCCGTACAGCTTAACTGGCTGCAAAAGAGGAATCCTCTGGAACGCCACCGTATGTGTTACTGAATGGTTTCCTAGCTCATATTCACGAAATGCAGCAATTAGTTCCGCATGTGATTGACTTAGTTTTTCATCTGCGTCCAGGCCATCAATGAATGCTTTGATTTGGGCGAGGGTACCGTAGTAAGCCTTTCCAAAGCTGGTGAAGGACGCCGCAGAATAATCATCCAAATTCAGGCAATAATACTGGTCATCCATTCTGTTCTGGCTCCTTTCCGTTGTAGGTGTCAAAGTGGTTCATGAGAAAAGTAAAGCGATCCACAACCTTGTCAATGTGCCAGTGGCCGCAATACCATCGACCGTAACTCAATCGCTCCACAATGGTATCTAACCACTCTTCAGTAGAGCTGTCGACAGTTGATTGGTCCAGCCCAGGGAGGAAGGCTTCAGTTGGAACAAAGCGGGTGGGGCATGTATGGCTCAGAACAATATCGATCTTCCATCCTAGCTCTTCCAACTTAGCTTCTACTCGGTTCTTTGTGGCCTCGTCAGGTTGCTCATCGGGAAACCAGTGCAGCCCTCGGGCGAGACGGTAGTACTTATCTACCGAGTATGCGCCACCAATCGCAATGGCGTTGTTACCGTCCAGATCGTACACTTCGCCGTCGATGGCAAAGAGCAGATTGGGGAAATCGTCTTCCACGTAGACTAGGCCACCATGCCAGCATTTTGTTTTATAAGTGTCAATCGTGGCGGGCCGCCTCTCGTGGTTGCCGTGGATACACAGAATTTGAACCCCTTCTCGGTTTAGCTTTTTCTTTCGCTCCCGATCTCCATGATTGTTGCCGTAATAATTCATTCCGACGTCGCCCAGGATCACGATTACATCGTCACTTCCCAGGTTGAGCCGCCGTATCATGGACACAATCCGAAAGACCTGTCCATGTGTATCTCCTGTATATAGGACCATAAAAATACCTCCTGATTTTCGTGATAATATTGTGATAAAAACTATGGAAATCGTCAATAGTTTGGGCGATTTCATGACAGTTATGATTTCTCAGGAGCAGGCATGACTGTTACCGCGGGGCAACTTTTATCCCGCTGGTGCATTGCCTACATGCAGCTCCCTGGGTAGAATAGTTGGGACTGCTATTCCTTTCTCGGGAACAAATCGACATGATCCCGTAAGCTTCGTTTTACCGCTTCCGCAACGTCATGAATAACACCCCGCTCATATCCAGAGCAGTCTTGTATGAGGGTTCCTAGCTCGCCCACATATTCATTCACGTTTCCAGTTTGGTTCCCGTTTAGAATTTGATCGACTGTCACATTGAGTGCATTTGCAATCCGAACAACAGATTCAAGACTTGCGTGTTTTGTTCCTGTTTCGATATGGCTTATGTATGCTACAGACATTCCGGTGAGTTCTGCGAGATCGGCTTGTGAGAGATGCCTTAGTTTTCTCATGCCCTGAATCCGTTTTCCTATTCTTTCATAGTTTATTGACGTAGTAAACATCTCCTATCGTGGTTATTTTTCTTTGATTATATCTCCGATAGTGGTAAATGTCCACTATCGGCTATTCAAAAATAAAACAAAGAAGAAGTATAATGAAATGTACAAATTGAACAAATGGAGGTGCGGCTATGGCCGAAAACCTGAAAGAGCTAGGTGCGCGGATCAAGGAGGCCAGAAAAGATCAGGGCCTGAGCCAATCTGCTCTGGCTGAAAAGCTGGATATTTCTCTTTCTCACATGAGTGATATCGAGAATGGAAAATCAAATTTCTGCATCGACATTTTTATGCGCTTAACTGAAGTATTACAGATTTCAGCTGATAAACTGTTGCGGACATCTGTGCCGGAAGTGAACGCGCTCTATAATGCGGAAATTTCAACTATTCTGAGCGACTGCACGTCCACAGAAGCAGACTCTTTGGTTGTCATTATGCGGGAAGTAAAGAGGGCTCTACGTCGAGCTAGAAATTCCGAAAACTGAATTATATTTTTTGATTTCATAACCACAGGTGTAAATGTATACCTGTGGTTATTTCCTTTTTTACGACACTTTTCTTATACTGAAAGCACCATTATTTTTACGGGGTGACCTAAATGCGAAAGGTAGACACGAAAGGTCTGACAAAAGACCAGATCAAAGCAAAGATTCGAGAGCGATATAAAGGCCTCTCGTCTGATCTGGCGGATGTAATTCCGGCGAGAAAGCAACAGGACTTCTACGACGAGGAAGAAAAAAGAGTTGCTGTCTATGTTCGCGTTTCAACTGATAATATCCAGCAGACCAGTTCCTACGAGCTCCAGAAGAATTATTACGAGGACATGGTTGAGCGCCATGAGAATTGGACACTGGTGGAAATCTATGCAGACGAAGGTATTTCTGGAACATCACTCAATAAGCGGGACGCGTTCAACAGAATGATTGCGGATTGCAAGGCCGGAAAAATTGATATGATCATTACAAAGAGTGTCTCACGTTTTGCGAGAAATATCGTTGACTGCGTGACAATCGTGAGAATGCTCAACGCCCAGCGCCCTCCGGTTGGTGTGTTCTTTGAGACAGAACATATCTTCACGCTGAAAGATAACTCTGAAATGAGTTTGAACTTCACAGCAACGATGGCCCAGGAAGAATCCCATGTTAAGAGCTCCATTATGAATGCCTCCATTGAGATGCGCTTCAGCCATGGTATTTTGTTGACGCCCGTGCTGCTGGGGTATGACCACGATGAAGATAAACATCTAACGATCAATGAAGAAGAGGCCAAAATCGTCCGGTTGATATTCTTCCTTTACCTGTTTGGCTACACTTGCAAAGACATTGCTGACACTCTGACGGAACTGGGATGCGAAACAAAAAGAGGAAACACAGTATGGAACGCCGGGTCGATCCTTCAGATTCTTCGAAATGAGAGATACTGTGGTGACGTGCTTACCCGAAAAACATATACACCTAGCTATCTGGATCATAAGTCCCGGAAAAACCAAGGTGACCGCACGCAGCATCGGTGGAAGGATCGTCATGAGGCTATCATTTCCCGTGATGATTTCATTGCAGTCCAGCATCTAATAAATAATGCCAAATACGGCAATAAGGGCATTCTCCCGGAATTACAGGTCATAAAAGAAGGCGTCTTGAAAGGATTTGTGTCCGTGAACCCCCGGTGGGGTGGATTCAGTTCTGAGGATTATTTGGAAGCGTGCTTAAGCGCCTATGAGGATGAGCCGCAAATGGAGATTGAGACGGAGGTTGTTGCCCAGGGCGGCGACATTGATTTCCGAGGCTTCGAGATAGCCAGATCCCAGTTTTTCGATATAAAAAATAGATTAAGTGTCCGGTTTTCAAACGAAAAATTCTCTTTTGGTAAAGCATGCCTCAAAAAGCTGGATAACGTTGAATACGTTGAGCTTTTGGTACATCCGCTTCACCACTTGCTTGCCGTAAGACCCAGTAGCAAAGAGGTTAGAAATGCAGTGCGTTGGGCCAAAAGAGACACCAAAGAGGCAGCGCAACCAAAAACTCTGTCTGGCGCAGCTTTTCTAGGTGTGTTTTATGAGCTCTTCGATTGGGATACGGATAACAAATACAGAGCATGCGGTATTCGTCGCCAAGAAGGCAATATAGCAGTTCTGGTGTTTGATCTGGATGAGACCGAAGTGTTCATGCCGGAGGATTGCATCGACAGTGAGGATGTGGAAACAGAAGACGAATTGCTGCCTAATTCCGGCAAGTCAATCATTGCTTACCCCTCAACCTGGGCGCATAATTTTGGCGCAAACTACTATGCCCAGGCCAAGGAGCTGGCGATGTTTATGGCAGACGGCACCTGGCAGTTGTCAGAACAGCCACAACCGTATAGCAACTCGGATTTGAAGGTTACAAGCCCTGTTGTGTTGCAGACCAGTATCCGAGAAATCATGGATGATATTCGACAAGACTTAAGGCAGGAGGAGTAAACGATGTATTTTGATAACCCGCAGCATTACCAGTACGCGAAGCCTGAATTTCAGCCCGCCCCGGACGTGGAAGTCGTAGAAGATGAAAGCTTCAGTTACCAGGGATACCAGGTTGTTCGGAGTGAGTTTTTCTCCCACATATACGAGCCCTCGGTTTCTTTCAACAACTGTAAGATTCAGTTTAATACCGCGTGTTTGAAGAAAATGCCTTCAGTCGAGTATGTCCAGTTCCTGGTAAATCCGGTGACGATGAATCTGGCGGTTCGACCCTGCCATGAAGATGACAAAGACGCATTCGCCTGGTGCACGACCAAAAATGGAAAACGTAAGCCTAGGGCGATTACGGGCAGACTGTTCTTTGCGAAGGTTGTGTCTATGATGGGTTGGAACCCTGGCTATCGCTATAAGCTGCTGGGCAAGATTATCCGCCGTGGCGGCGAATTTCTGATTCTCTTTGACTTGAAGGCAACCGAGACTTATCAGCGTATTGCCAAGGAAGGGGAAAAACCCAAGACCTCCAGAACACCTGTATTCCCCGCTGAATGGCAGAACCAGTTTGGCCTCCCTGTGGAAGAGCATCGAAAGCAGCTCCAGGTCAATATTTTTGATGGGTACACTGTATTCAGTGTTCAGGACCCGGCGAAATCCTCAACTGCTCCCGGGCAGTAATATCCTATCCAAATGATCGGAGGAGACCAATATGTCTGATAATCCAGCCAAGCCCAAAATAGTAATTGACATGGCAAAGAATCGCATCCGCATCCACCGAAAAACACTTGCGGCGATCAATCGCCCAGAATTTATTCTGCTGATCGTGAACCCTGCTGAAAAAACGATCGGCGTGATGCCCGGGAAGGAAAATGACCCTGGATGCCACAGAGTTAAGACCCCGGCAGTTTTGGGCAATAACTGTTATGAGCTGTACAGCTCCACACTTACCAAAAAGCTGCGTCAAATCTGTACTGATTGGATACCCAACGGGAAATACAGTATCGAAGGAGACTTGATCCCAGATGAGCTTGTAGCCCGATTCTACATGGACAAGGCGGTATTTGCTGGGACAGGCAAGGTGAGATAACATGGCGAATGAAGCAATACCGCGGTTACGGGTGGACCCTGAGTTGAATTTGCTGGTGGCTCCACTTGCTGAAGATGTCAGAACAGATTTGGAAAATAAAATGACGACGTGGGGGATGTCCATGCCGATCCGCGTGTGGGGTACAACAATTCTGGTGGACTATGAAGTGTATTTATTTTGCCGGACGAAGAAAATCCCATTAAAGTTGTCTGCTGTGGCGATTAGTAATCGAGAAGAGGCAATTTCATGGATATGCCGTAACCAATTAGCCCGGACAGATATTCCTGAGGAAATGAGAAAATACCTGATTGGCAAACGATGCCATGCCGAAAAAGCTCTCGGTGTTATGGAGGCAACAGCCAATAAGGAAGCTGTTAAACGCGGAGAGGTTCCAGTAAACCACGAAACCTCAGCTTCGATATATGACTCCACCTCCGTACGTACATGTGAGAGAATCGGAGCGGAGTACCATATTTCTTACGGAACAGTCAGAAAATATTCGTTCTATGCGGAAGCCCTGGACCTGGTTTACAAGCAGGAACCGGCTTTTGGTAGATTGATCCTTCGTGGGAATATTCGCTTATCCCACGAGCATTTGGTGGAGATTAGTGGGCTTAGTCGTAACGAATTGTCCAGACTTGCAAAGTATTACTTCAACGGAAATGAACCCAATCCTACATATCTGAAATACAAGGCTTTGCAGTATCAGGACAAACCTAGGGCAGCGCCACAAGAGCCTACTAGTTCCATCAAAGAAATGCCTGAGTATGACCCCGATGCGGAGATCGCCAGTCTGGCCCTGACCGTGCCTTCATGGGTTGACTCAGTGAGGCGAACGCAAAAGCAGACGGACTTCAGTAAAATCGGTGAACGCGCAAGATGGAAGCTGGTTTATGAGTTGACCAATATGATTTACGTCATCGATGATCTGTTAAAAGTCCTAAAGGAGGAGAACTATGGATGATCTGAGTAAGTTCGTTCCCGACGTTCGGTTCGAACAAATCCCGATCAAGCATCTGGTGTCCAACCAGAATTACCAGCGGCACCTTTCGCAAAAACATATAAAAAAGACGGTGGAGAGTTTTGACATCCACCAGATTAACCCGGTTAAGGTAAGCCGACGCAATGGCATAAACTATGTTTTTAACGGCCAGCACACCATTGAAATTGTGGCCACTGTATCCGGCTCCCGGGAGACCCCTGTGTGGTGCATGGTTTTTGAGGATATGGATTATGAAGTGGAAGCAGATACCTTTGCTAACCAGCAGAAGAACGTTAAGCCATTGCTGCCATTTGAAATTTTCAAGGCTAACTTGGAAGCAGGCAATGATATGCAGCTGATGATCAAGGCCCTGGTGGAGTCTATGGATCTTGTGATTGGGCCAACAAAAGGCATGCGTACCATCTGCGCTATTTCCACCATTGAAGAGATATACCTCAAGCACGGATACCACGTTCTGGAGCGGACGCTGCGGCTTTGTGTGGGAACCTGGGAGGGTGAGGCGAACTCCCTGTCCTCGAACATGCTCCGAGGCGTTTGCCGCCTGATTCTGGCCTTTGGCGATGAAATGCGTGATGATCTGTTTAAAGAAAAAGTGGGTCGATATTCTGCAAAGGAAATAGCACGCCAAGCAAAGGATCGACGAGCTGGTTCTCTGGGCTATGCAGAAGCAATGCTCCTTGCGTACAATTGGAAAATGAAGTACCGCCTGCGCTGGAGTAAGCTGTTCAACAAAAAGGGTAAGACCGCGGATGAGTATGAAATGATGGATTCTGAGTTTGATCCTGATGCTGACGACCAGGAGGAGGACTGACATTGGTCAGATACGATTCCGGTTGTAAAAATGCACGGTTGGTACCCTCTGAAACGGAGCTTACAGCAAGTGGCATTCCGGTGGCGATTATTCGTTTTGATAAGGACGGGAATCCGATCAAAACTGAAAACCACAATTTGGAAAATGTGCGTTTCACGGCATTAGACGCTGAGCGGATTGCCCGCACTATACTTCCAAGTGTACAAGCCTACTACGAAAATCCTATCAACCGGGCTGAATTTGAGCGCTGGAATGAAGAGCAGCAGAAGCATGGAAAAGCATCAAATTCGCCGAAATATCCGCGTGATAATTGTAAAAATAAACGTTGATATCTTCCTTGACTTTCCGGGCCTAACGATCAATAATGTCAGCTACTAACCGGGGGTTGGGTGATAGACAAGGAGGGAATAGGATGCGTGTTAGCTACAAAAGACTGTGGAAGCTTCTGATTGACAAGGGTTTGAAGAAGAAGGACCTGTGCGCTAGGGCGGGAATCAGCCCTGCCTCTGTCACGAAAATGGGAAAGGGTGGTCATGTTACGACTGAGTTATTGATGAAGGTCTGCATGGCGCTGGATTGTGGCGTAGCGGACGTAATTGAGTTCATCCCGGACACACCCCCACAAACATAAATAACCCCTTGTAGGGCCCAGATTTAGCTCAGAAACTACTTGACAATTCGTGGAAGTAGAGCGAACATCACGGACACCCTGCAAGGGGATATTTTTTACCTGTAATCAGAGAGGAGGTGAAATTTGTGAGAAGATGGATCAAATCTTTGCCAATGAAAAAGGCGCATGAACAGTTTGGAATTTACAATGGGACCTGGTCCGCTGAAATGGATCGATACTGGGAATCGGACGATGGATACCATGTAGGCAGCCGCTTGATTCGTACCGAATGGGGAACGATTGAACATGTGACGATTGGTCGTATGGGCCTGGTAGGTGGGGACATTCCCTGGGCAGTGAAGCAAGAGATTAAGAACGAGTTGTTTGGAATCCGGGCGACTGCAATTGAGGTGTTCCCGTGCCAGAAGAACCTGGTGGACGTGATGGATCTGTACCACCTTTGGGTACTGCCCAAGGGGTTCCAGCTGCCTTTTGGCATTCATCCATTCAGGGACCCGCAATGCCCCGTAGTGGAGCGCGGTTATGACTACGACCTGAAAGAAGTGGTTGCCTGGGTTGAGAGCCCAGAAAGGAAGCAGCTGGTAGGTGACACACCTGATCAATTTGCCATACTGATTGAAGGAGAATTGTAAAAATGACACGAGAGTTCTTTGCGGGAATCGATAAGATTACCTTAGGCCTGGATGATTCGTTCAAATTCCATTGTACGATGTGCGGCGCTTGCTGCGTCAACCGGGACGACATTATGCTGAACCCCAGGGACGTATACAGAATCGCTAAGTACCTGGAAATGGAGCCAGTCGAGTTTTTTAAGTCATATTGCAGCTACTATATTGGTGATAGCAGCAGGATGCCAATTGTGAAACTAAATGCCGTTGGGCCGATGAAACGCTGCCCATTACTGAAGGGCAAGCAATGCGCGGTGCAGTCAGTCAAACCCAGCGTTTGCGCGTTGTTCCCGCTTGGAAGGTATATGAAGTTTGAGACAGAGAACTTTACACCGGAGAACATCGCAAAAGGGCAGGTAAGATACATGCTCCAGGACGTTGATTGCGGGGACAAATCTGAAACCCATACCGTGCGAGAATGGCTGAAGGATTTTGATATCGAGACCGCTGACGAGACATACATTCAATGGAACATAGCCATTGCTGAAATAGGTCGGCTCCTCAAAAAGGCAGAGAAATGCATGAGCGAAAAAACAATGGAAATTGTCTGGGGTGCAGCCCTGTCAGCGCTTTATTTGAACTATTCCACTGAA